TATTATGCTGGTACCAGCATTGCTTAAGGAGTAAATTACCATGGCAATTTCACGCGCACAACTTCTTAAAGAGTTGCTCCCCGGTCTGAACGCTTTGTTCGGTCTGCAGTACGCTACTTACGATCAAGAGCACAAAGAGATCTACGAAACTGAGACATCAGAGCGTAGCTTCGAAGAAGAGACTAAACTCTCTGGCTTCTCTGCCGCACCAGTCAAAAATGAAGGCTCTGCCATCAGCTATGACAATGCACAGGAAGCATGGACTGCTCGATACAACCACGAAACCATTGCTTTGGGCTTCAGCTTGACTGAAGAGGCTATCGAAGATAACTTGTATGACTCTTTGTCTGCACGTTACACGAAAGCTTTGGCCCGCGCTATGGCATACACCAAGCAAGTTAAAGCTGCCGCTGTTTTGAACAACGGTTTCTCTAGCGCTTACCCCGGTGGTGACGGCGTGGCTTTGTTCAGTTCAGCACACCCCTTGATCAGTGGTGGCACTAACAGCAACGTTCCTTCTACACCAGCCGATTTGAACGAGACTTCTTTGGAAGCCGCCGTTATTCAGATCAGCTTGTGGACAGACGAGCGTGGCCTGTTGATTGCAGCTAAACCTAAGAAATTGGTTGTTCCTTCTTCATTGCAATTCGTTGCTACCCGCTTGCTCGAAACGGAACTCCGTGTCGGTACAGCTGATAACGACATCAACGCAATTAAGAACAACGGTTCAATTGCTGAAGGTTACTGTGTAAACCACTTCTTGACAGATACGAACGCTTGGTTCTTGACCACAGACGTTCCTAACGGCATGAAGCACTTTGTTCGTTCACCCTTGGCTAACTCCATGGACGGCGACTTCGATACAGGTAACGTTCGTTACAAGTCTCGCGAGCGTTATTCTTTTGGCTGGTCAGATCCATTGGGTATGTTCGGTTCTGCTGGTGCTTAATCAGCGGTAAAGAAAAAGGGGGCTTCGGCTCCCTTTTTTGTTGCATTGTTTTTATTTGAGTGGTATAAACATATTAATCCGGGCTTATCCGGTGCATCAAACAGTCCCGGCTGACGACATACAGATTGATGCACTTAACTTGTATGTAAGGAAAAATCATGGCAAATACCACGTTTAACGGCCCAGTTCGTTCTGAAAACGGCTTTCAAGACATGTCTATTAACTCAACCACTGGCGCAGTTACAGTTGACGCTACGTTTGGTGCTACCACTAGCGTAACCAACCTAACTACTACAAATCTGGTTTTTACTGACCAAAACCACCCAACAACAGCCGCTGTCAACGCAACGGCTACAGCCACCGCAGCAGAAGTTGCAACCGGTTACATCACATCTACTTCAGCCGCAGCTACAACCATCACTTTGCCTACAGGCACTTTGTTGGGCGCGGCCTTGGGCGCTACTGCCGGTACTACGCTGGACTTGTTTGTTGATAACACCGCTGGCGCAAACACCGTGACTATCGCTGTTGCAACTAATGGCATCTTGTCTGCCGCTGCAGCCGCTGGTTCTGGTGCTGGTGCAGGCCTGTTGACTGTGCCCTCTGGCGTAACTGGCATTGGTTGCTTCCGCATTATGTTCTCTAGCGCCACTGCATACGTGTTCTCTCGTATCGCTTAATCAACCCAAGGGGCTTCGGCCCCTTTTTTAAGGAGATTAATTATGATGCAGACAGACGTAAAAGCCGCGCACCTTGATGCAAGTGGCGTTATTGTTGCTGGGCCTACTCGGGTAAAAGGCTTTTCTATATCCCCCGGTGGAACGGCTGGAGAAGTTCAATTTTACGATAATGCCACTACAAACTCTGGCACGATTCGTTTAACACTTAACGTTTCAACAAACCAAGCTCTTGATTCATTGGCAATTCCGGGAGAGGGAATTAAATTTGATGTTGGCGTTTATGTTTCAGTGCCTGCTAACACACACTTGACCGTTTATTATGGCTAAGAGTCCAGCATGGCAGAGGAAAGAGGGAAAGAGTCCGACTGGTGGCTTAAATGCCAAGGGACGCGCCTCCGCCAAAAAGCAAGGTATGAATTTGAAACCTCCCCAGCCGGAAGGCGGCTCCCGCAAGGACGCTTTCTGTGCGAGGATGGGCGGCATGAAGAAGAAGTTAACCAGCGAAAAGACCGCAAAAGATCCAGACTCACGCATTAATAAGGCATTGAGGAAATGGAAATGCTAGATCTGAGCGTTGTTTGGTCGGCCATATTAACACTGTTAATATCAATCTTAGGCTATGTGATGAATGAGAAGTTCCGTGAGCTGGCTCGTATTAGCATATTGCTCAACAAAACCCGTGAGGAGGTTGCCCGTGATAACGTTACTCAAGCAGAAATTGACCGCATTTCGAGTCACATTGACCAACGCTTTAACAAGCTTGAAGAAAAGATTGACCAGCTTATTCGGCAAGGGCGATAATGCCAAGCAAGAGTAAAGCTCAACGAAATTTCATGGCGGCGGTGGCTCACAACCCAGCGTTTGCCAAGAAAGCAGGCGTCCCACAGTCTGTGGGTAAAGATTTTAATGAGGCCGACAAAGGCCGTAAATTTGCAAAAGGTGGTGACATTATGGCTACAAAAGATTCTGGGTTTGATGATGACGTTAAGCGTGTTAAATCAGGCTTGTACATGAACAAAGATGAAGACAAAGTTTACAGCCGTGAACGTGGCCTTGGCCCCGGTATGGCTGCACGGCGCTTAAGTGAGCGTGGTGTTGACATTAAAGGTTTGGCCGGAAATCGTGCAAATGAAGAAGACCTTGGCAGCTACAAAAAAGGTGGCAATGTGAAAAAAATGAATATGGGCGGATACGCAGGTGGCGGTATGCCAATGGTTATGAAAGATGGCCAAAAGGTTCCAGCTTTTGCGGCTGATGGTAAGGGCAAAATGGCTAAAGGCGGCATGGCTCATGCAGACGTCAAAATGGACAAAAAGATGATGCAAAAGGCCGTGAACAAACACGAAGGCCGTTTGCACAAAGGCTCAACTATGACCAAACTGGCTAGCGGTGGTTATACAAAAGCGGCTGATGGTATTGCTACTAAAGGCAAAACCAGAGGCACTCAAGTTGTCATGAAGCGCGGCGGCGGAAAGTGTTAAGGAGCTGATATGCGTGAAGACCCATACGTATACGGCGGTTCTACCGACATGGAACTTGAGCTCGAAGACAGACTTCGAGAAAAAGCCGGTGCTGGCCGTGGCGGCCAAGGTGGCCCCACAGCTAAAGAGCTGGCTGACTATGAGCGCAAAATGAATCGTGGCATCTTTACTGAAGGTATGAAGCCACCTCAAGATGTTGATGGCGGTTCAGCTGCTCCTAAAAAGAAAGTTGTTAAGAAAGCCGGTGGCGGTATGACAGCTTCAAAACGTGGTGATGGTATTGCACAGCGCGGTAAAACGCGCGGAAAGATGTGTTAAATCATGATGGCTAGTCGCGGTATGGGCGCTATGCGCGCCAGCAAAATGCCCAAAGGTGTACGCAAAGAGCGTAGGGATGACACCGACTTTATGGAGTACGCCGATGGTGGGCCTGTTGGCTTGTATGCCAACATTAACGCCAAAAGGAAACGTATCGCGGCTGGTTCTAAAGAAAAGATGCGTAAGCCCGGCTCTAAGGGTGCACCTACTGCTGATGCTTTTGTTCAATCTGCTAAGACTGCGAAAAAATAATGGCTAATCTATACGACCTTTTAATGGCCAAAGAGCGTGGCAATATCAAAGATGCGCCAAATAAACAGCGCATTGGCCAAGCTCCTTTAAACTTGCGATCTGCTATGAAGTATGCCGTTGGCGGTCTTACTGATTCAGACATTAGCGCTTATGTCCAAGCAAATATTGGCAACCCAGCCGCTATTGCTGAAGCAGCTCAACAGTATCAAGTAACGGCAGAAGACTTGGCAAGAGCTACTGGCTACAGCCCAGAAGAAGTCAAAACATACTTTGCCGCTGCTGGTGTTGGCGGCCCATACAGAGAGCCTGAATCAAGGGAAGAGCCAGTACCACCTCCTCCTCCGGAATATAGAGATCGACCCTTGCCTCCAGTTGAGCCTAGATATAGGCCAGAGCCACCGATGCCAATTGCGCCATCTTATCCGCCAAATTACTTTGATCCACAACCAGTTGCACCAACAAATGTTGGCTATCCTCTTGCGCCTCCTCCTGATAATATGCCCGGAGGCCCAGTCAGAACAAATCCAACGCCACCATCAAGTGGTTTGCTAGGATCACTTGGTTATGGACTTAGCTCTGGACAATCTTCAACAGGACAAGCCATGGGTGGTTTGGGTGCTGGCTTGCCGGGTCAAAGTATGCAAGGCCAAAGTCAAGGAGCTGGCATGGGTCAAAGCTTAGATTCTTTGATTAACTATCTTGCTGATTACCGGAAAAAAGCATGACAACTACAGGAACCACAGCCTTTAACATGGAGTTCACCGAGCTCGCTGAAGAGGCGTGGGAGAGAGCTGGCCGTGAGATGCGTACTGGTTATGACCTACGCACAGCTCGCCGTTCTCTCAACCTGATGACGATTGAGTGGGCTAATCGCGGCATCAATATGTGGACGATTGAGACAGGGACAATTACTCTGACTCCGGGACTGGCCACATACGCTTTGCCTTTAGATACGATTGACTTGCTAGATCATGTGATCAGAACGCAAGCCAACAACTCTTCAACTCAGGCAGATTTGAGTATTACCCGCATTAGCGTTTCTACTTATGCAACGATCCCTAACAAGTTGGTTCAAGGCAGGCCGATCCAAGTCTGGATTCAGCGTCTTTCTGGTGAAACTAATCCCACTGACATTGTACTTAGTGGCAACATCACATCGACCGACACATCAATCACGCTTAGTTCGGTGGTTGGACTAGCTGGGTCTGGATTTATCCGACTTGGTACTGAAGACATTTACTACACCTATATCAGCGGTAATGTGCTGGGTGGTGTGTTCCGTGGCCAGAACAATACAACAGCTGCAGCACAAACGGATGGAACTGCGGTGTTTGTGCCCCAGTTGCCCGCTGTAACAGTGTGGCCTACGCCTGATAACTCACAGCAATACCAGTTTGTGTACTACAGAATGCGCCGCATTCAAGACGCTGGCGCTGGTATACAGACATCCGATATGAATTTCCGCTTCCTACCATGCGTAGTGGCCGGATTGGCCTACTACATAGCCATGAAGGTGCCTGAGTTACAAGGCCGTCTGGATATGCTTAAGCGGGTCTATGACGAACAATATACTTTGGCGGCTCAAGAAGATCGCGAGAAGGCTACATTGAGGTTGGTGCCTCGTATAGCGTTCATTGGTGGTGGTACTTAATGGCAACACCGTTTGCATCCGGTAAATATGCTATTGCCGAATGTGATCGGTGTGGCCAGCGTTACAAGTTAAAGCAGTTAAAGATGGAGGTCATCAAGACCAAGCTTTATCAGCTAAAGGTTTGTGAAGCTTGCTGGGATCCAGATCAGCCGCAGTTGCAGCTGGGTATGTATCCTGTTTATGATCCGCAGGCTTTGTATCAGCCACGGCCAGACACAACGTATGTGACGGCGGGTTTGAATGCAGCAGGTAATTTGACTGGTGGTTCACGGGACATCCAGTGGGGTTGGAATCCGGTTGGTGGAGCTGGTAGTTTTGATGAATATTTAACACCTAACTACTTGGTTGCAACGGCATTTGTTGGTACAGTTACAGTAACAGTTTCATAGGAGCTAAACATGGCATATACACGATCAGCAGACGGCATCGCTAAAAAAGGTAAGACTGATGTTCACATCTTCCCTAACAGCGGTCATTCTGTCAAAGAAACAAAGGGCGGAACAGGTAAGGGTAAGGGTAAAACCAACTCTGACATGAAGACTATGGGTCGTAATTTGGCAAAGATTGCCGCACAGAAGCGAGGCTAACATGGCTAAATACAGCAAAATGATGATGGGTAAAGAAGTTGGCGATGCCAAAGTCTACGCTCCACCTCACACCATGAAGGGTGAGAAAGTTGCTCCCAAAGAGAATCCCGGCTCTGGTAAGAACTTAAGCCGTGCTGACACTGTGGAGATGACTGTTGGTAATATCAATAAGTCTAATGGTGGTGAGCCTAAGACGTCCGGCATCAAGATGCGCGGTACTGGTGCGGCTACTAAAGGCTTTATGAGTAGAGGCCCGATGGCATGAATTACGCCGACCTTGTCACGCAAGTAGGAGACTACTGCGAGAACTCTTTCCCAACTGACAACATGAACACGTTCATTCGTCAGGCGGAGCAGCGCA